ACTGCGTTGGCAGTTGTGCCGCCTTGAGAAGCTGCATTCAAACGACTACCATAGATAGTTGTTAGGTTTGTAGGAATAGCAGATAGGTATGTAACTGTGCCGCCTGCTGCAGGCGCGGTCACTGATGTGATGCTAGTGCCTTGGTGAGTGGCAGAGTTCGCTGTACTATTGACCAAGTTTGCCCAGTCACTCGCTGCAACGGTGCCGCCAACTGAAACGTTTGCTACCGCTGTCTGACCGTAGCCAGCGTTAGTGCCACCAGTGGCCCAAACTGCGTTGATTGTTCCGCTAGTAGTGGTAGGGTTACCACCAGCCAATGTGTTAAAATCGGTGGCTTGTACTGTTCCGTATTGTGCGTATGACATTCTTAATCCTTATTTTGTTATAGCAACAATAGCTTCGACTGTGCCTAATGCTTCATCTGTCTTAGTATCTAATGCACGTCCAATAACGTTGAATGCAGTAGCTTCGCCTGGTTTAGCTGCACGTGCCACGCCGTTACCAGCAGAAACTAAACGTTGACCTTTCTTGACTTTGCCGACTACCTTAACTGGAACTCGGCCGCCCATCGCGATTGCAGGGTGAGTGTTATCATCACCTGCCATTGCATTCATGATGTATCCAGCTTTTGCAGATACAACACCAAATACATCTTCACTCAATTCGTATTGAACCGCGGTAACTTCTTTTGTACCACCGATTTCCACGACCGTGCCAGCGTCATATACTGTGTCAGCCTCAAAACGTTCTGCCAAGTCAGCGTATGTACTTTGCCAACGAGCGCCAACTGCTAGAGTCCATGTACCGGAAACCGTTCCGCCACCAGCAATATAGCTAGTAGTAACCTTTGTAGGAGCAATGTTGCCGTTGAACTGGACGATAGCGTTAGAACCAGTTAGATAGTCAAATACGTTGCCGTTGTTGTACGTGCCGCTTGGGTTAAACGGAGAACCATTGGCGTAGTAATAGTTGTTTGTCTTGATACCAGTGACTGCAACAATGTTGCCGTTTGTAACAACCAATGTGTTGCCATCTGAACCACCGTTTGCAGTCCATGTGCCGATTAAAGAGCCGGCTGTTGTATTAGCGCCAGTAGTAATCAGGGTTGTGTTTAATGTGCCGACGTTTGCAGTGGTGATGTTGCCGTTTGCAATTGTTGCATTAGCGGTAACTGTCAATAAGCGAGTAGTAGTATTGTCAGCGGATAGATTGTTTGTGAAGGTAGCGTTATTTGATGATAAGTTACCAGTAATTGTGACTTGACCGAACGTTGTTGTTCCTCCAGAACTTGTTGAGGTCAATGATAGCCAAGAAGATGCACTAGTGATGTAGTTACTAGGACACACCTTCAACACGTTTACGTTGGTGTCAAACCACAATTGTCCTTGTAGTGGATTAGCTGGTGGGGTGGTACTAGCAAAATTCTCTAGAACGTGAACAAAGTCAGTATCTAAATATTGCCCGTATCCAGCGTAGTTTCTGCCAGGTAAACCCAAGCTGGTGCTAGTTGTATTAATTGTGCCGTCGGCGATAGTAGTTAGTACTGTTCCATCACTCTTAACAATCGTATATGCCATTCTGTAACTCCGATATTCTTTTATTTATCTTAAATTGTGACCAAATTAGTTAGGCTTTGTATTCTAACCGTGTAGTCTATTTGAATTTGTCTATTCAATGATTTCTGAACTGGGTGGAATATCACATGCGTCAACAGCTTGGTGATAACATTTCCGTTGGTATCCGTGCCATAGTTCGCTAATAGTCCCAATTCATCAAAAATATATGAACTGTCAGTTTGAGTACTATTATCGAATGCTGCCTGGCCAGATGGTTCGCCGTAATCCAGCAAACATTGAACCAATATATCAGTGTAAACTTTGCCAACTGTGTGATTTACCGTCATTTTATTACGACTTGGGTCAAGGTTAAACACTGAGTTATCATCCACGATTTTCGCGTAGGTTTGGTTGTACAATGCTGCATTTTGACCTGTTGTATTTGGAGGCAGATACGTGATAATGCCAGTATCGTCAACGGAGGCTCCACCGTTGCCAAAGGCCATCTGATAAATTTCTCCGTAACCACGGTTACTCAAGGTGTCAGCAATGGATTCTGACATTACTTCATAGTTGATGGCATTCTTTTTATCCACGAAAACTTCCCCAGTATTGGGGTCGTGGATCTTCAAAAAGCCATCAATTTTATAAGAAAGTGTGATTACTGACATTAATTATCGCCTCGTTTTTGGACTAATATTTCGTTTGTTTCTGGATCAAAAATCTTTATTGAAGATGAGAAATAAACCCCACCGAGTTCATCGGGTTTCTTTTGGGGTTTATCTTCATTTTTTGGCTGATTTTCCGTATTTTCAATCATATATTTATTTATCTTTTAGGATTCGCCATGATTTAAGAATAGCGCATAGCTTGTCACGCTAATCTGCAATGGATCACCCAATGTTGGGTTGAAGACATTGCTGTTCCAGGTTTCAATATATCCAGCGTCTGCCATACGATTCTGAGATAGTACGCTCAAGACAGTGGTATATTGATCAACATATGCATTTGTGCCAGTGCCATTTACACCACGTTGGATATTGGATAACGTATTTGTCACTAAATCAATGCTACCAAATCTAATCTGCTCTCCGGCCACATAAATCAAATTGCCTTCTGTGACAGTTATAGTCAAGTCGTCTCCTTCAGAAACTCCAGCAGAAAACTCTAGAACTAGTGCCAAGTCTACTACAGTAGAAATATAACTAGTAGATGGAACTTCCAGGCCGGTTGTGTTGTTGAACACAACAATGTTGGAAACTATGTTTTTATCGGCGTTAACACCAGCAGTTATCTTGCCATCTAGCAGAGTTGCGGTGGTATTTTCAATCTTCACACTAACTAGTTTAGAAGCATCTCTGACATAGATGATAGAGTCCGTTGACTGCAATGAATGCGTTAGCCATGTTGTGGTTTCTATCGTAGTGCGGTATACACTAGGCATTCCTGTCTTGGACACGTTTTGGATATACGTATTCTGGTTTGGAGTTGCTGTAGGCATCATACTAGTGATGATTACTGTATCGCTCGAACTAACTGGTGCTAGAATACTGATGTAATTGCCCTGATTAATTCTCAAGCGACTGCTTGGAACTCTCTGACCATTTATAGTGACCCATAATCTGTCAACATTAACTTGTTGCCATTGCTTTGCGTTGATTGTGTTGCCTGCTGCGGTTGCAGTAGTTAGTACAAACACATTTCCACCGCGAGTCTCGGAAATCTTGAACTTTGTTTCGTTGCTGATTTCACGGACGTAGTATGTTGTGCCTGCAACAATGTTACCAATAATGTTTGTTCCAAACAGTGTACCTTGTTGAGTGAACACGATTGGTGTATCCACAATCAATGACGCTGTACTGCCAACCACAATGTCGTTGGCAGTAGAATCAGTGCTAGCCACTGATGTATCACTTAGAATGTAGGAGCCGTCGTTCCACACGTATCCTCCACCAGTATATGATGTGATTTGTGTAACTGGTGAGTTTACCGCAGTTAGACCAGCATCATAAGGTTGAGTGTATAGATCAAACTGAGTTGAATTAATAACGTGTATGTAATATACATTGTTATTCAATTGTACAGACCCAGAAGTACCGTCAATCCTAACTTCAACGTTACCGTTGACTGGCGCAGTGTATCCATGTGGCGTACTAGTGGTGACGCGAACAGCAGGTTGACCGCCAACAACAGCTTGCATTGTGCCAGATCCAGTTGTCCAACTAATCGCTGAACCACCCTGCGTTGCTGATACTCTGATAGTTGTACCAGAAGCATATACTACGTAGTAGATTGTGCCATTCACGCTAATTCCACCAAATGATGTACCCTGGAAGTAAATTGTTGCGCCCACAGTAACATTGTTCACGTTACTGACGGTAATGTCTGTTCCAGATACACTAGATGCAACAATTGTAGCTTGTGGTGCAGAAATAGTGTTATTGACGCTAGTTATGCTAGATACAGTTTTTCCTGTAATTCCATACTGAGTGTTAAAATATTGTCTATCAGTGAGATTGTATGTCGTAATGGAAACATTTCCAACTGGAGCAGTAGCGAATGTAATGTTGTCGGAAGGATCGCTGATTGTGTAATCAGTGCCATATGTTAGGCGAGAGCCATTAAGTTCAACAATCGCATTCATTGGGTTTGTGCCGCCATTGTAGTATGTCATCGCATATGTTGTATTACCATCACCAGTCAAGTACTGTGTTTCTGGCAAGGTATATCCATATTGATCTGGCGTAGTCTGACCCAGCAATGCGTATGAAATATAATCAACAGTATCATCAAATGGTACAACTTTCGATGAATCTAGTGGGTCAGGCTTGCCCGCAAAAATTACAGTTGCACTTGTTCCATTAGGTTGTATGCCGAAACCATAGTCACCAACTATGCACATTGCGCCGCCTGATGCATCATTCAGTGGCAATGGATTCACTGCACCCGGAGTTAGTGACACAGTGAATTCGTTTGTATCATAGATTGATTGAACATAATAAATGGTACCTGGTTCTAGGCCACTGTCTGTAAACATTGAATCACCAAATACAACTTGTTCGCCAACAAATAATGAAGCCGTGGTGTTACATACTATCGTATTTGTAATAGACTTGGTTCTAGTTACAGTTAAAACGTGTCCTTCTAACAACTTATTGCCGTTGTGATATATTGCTGGACTAGTCCAAGTCGTGCCATCTGCAATTTGAATAATTGCATCCATTGTTCCTGTACCATCTGTTAACTGATATGTTGGACCAGCAATACCGCCAGCGTCAATGTTAATTTGATCGGATACAGTGATGCGGTTTGTAGAACGACTGATACTCTTCACATAGTAAGGCGTATCCTCTTGCAGACCTCCAAATACAGAGCCTGAGAAGAATACTTGAACGTTTAACGCAAAATCCTTGATGTTTTGCACCAAGATAGTGTTATCCGAACTACGTGTTTCAGTTGCAAATTCTTCAATTGGCTCTGAACCAGGACGAATTACACCTGAACCGCTGTACAATGGAGCACTGTAATTGCAGTTAACATACAATTCACTGAACCCTGATGTACTCATTCGAAGTGGATTGATGCTAGTACTTGACTTCACTAATTGATCGCCATTGCCTACACCATAAACATCGAGTCTCAATGAATCTGTTAGTGAGATAGGAGAAGCCAGTGTGATAAGCTTGTTCACCCAGTCAACCGTATATGCAGTAGGATACAAGGTGGTGGATGTTTTTGACGAACCATTTACAACAAACACTTTCAATTGTGCTGGCACTTGTAGCATATTCGCGAAAGAGTATGTTACTTGGCTAGCAGTAGTTGGTGTAAATTCTCTAGAAACGACATTGTATCCAACGTGTTGATACACTGTTTGATTCCAGTCTGTTCCAGGACGAGTGTTGACAATCATAGTCAAGTTATCACTGACTACTCCTGCTACCATTTCTTCCGGTGCATAACCAGCGGTGAAGCTATCTCCTTGCACGGTGTGTGCTGGTGGAAGCTGTGTAAAGGTAGAGATGTTGGACCACAAGATGGCATTCGCGCTGGAGATAATCGTGTTGTTCGAACCCACTGCCACCCATTTACTTTCAGTGGCATTGAATACTAATCCAGTCAAGTTCTCGGTGGTACCAGAAGTTCTGGCTGTCCAAGTTTCGCCATCAGGTGATGTTTGAATGCGACCGCTGTTGCCAACAGCAACAAACAATCCATTTGCATACACTACTTTGTTTAACGTTGGCACACCACCGGTGGTGTTATTTGCCCAGTTACTGCCGTTGATACTTGAATAGATAATTCCATTCTCTCCAACTGCGATTAGAACTGTTCCATTCGTAGCAACAGAATTGAACCCGTCAACTCCTAAGTAGCCAGATATTGCGTTAACCCAGTTATATCCATCTTGGCTGATGAACACACATTCATTCGTATCGCCAGTGGAAGAAGTTGTAACTTTGCCAACAGTCATGTATCCAACAAAGTTTGTTGTGTTGAAATACTGAATGTCATTCAATGACAACACTCTTCCACCTATGCCAAATACGTTGTTCCATGAATATGTATCTGTACTGACCACGATGTTTTCACCGACAGCAACATATAGACCGTTATGATATGTTGATGCATTCAATGCTCTAGCTTCAACTAACGTTGAAGTTACATCAAATCCAGTATCACTGTATGGCACTGCATCATAAGGAGTAAAGTTGCCTTCGGTGATCCAATCAGTGCCATTTGTGCTGATCAAGATTGGTGTTGCAGTGTTGTTAGCAGTGATGACGTATACACCGGTGCTAGGAACATAATTGATAGAAGTAACATTGATTGATTGATCCGAAAGCACAGGCAATGACCAATCACCAGTTACTGGAATATCGCGCACTGCAATAACAGAACTCTTTGGTGTATTCGCTGGCGCAAAGTATGTAACTCCATTGAATATTACGTCCACCATATTTATGTTTGCTGGATAGAACGGTTGATCCGTCAATACAGTGTCTAGTGGGAATTCTTCATCAGGAGCAAATGCATTTCCCTTGTATGTACTATTAGGATAAGTAACGCCAGTATATAACTGTGTTAGATCCAAGCCAGGCATATTAACAGTAGGCTCATAGTAACCTAACGTGCGATCCATTGCATTTAGAGCGTTATCACCGCTGTCTAGCAATTCCCACTTACCAAATATAAACTCAGCATCGTTGTTACTTACAACACAACGATATACATTGTGATTGTATTTTACAAGACTCTGATTGAAGTAGAATGGCTCTGGTAATAGCGCATAATCTCCTATTTTTGCCATAGTGAAGTTGAGTCCAGTAGCGGAACCCGTGTTAAATGCAGCAGCAGGATGAGTAGCGCTACCGAGTGTCTCGCTGATTGTCAATGGTGTAAGTGTCTTAATGAAATATGTTTGACCAGGCACCATATTACCGGTGCTAGTGCCAGTGAACACAACTGGATCATTTACGTTAAAGCCGACGATACTATCTACCGTAATGTTTGGATTAGATAGAGTAGTTACCGTGGTACTTACTATTCCAGAATATGGGAAATCGATACCACTCACTGGCACCGTCATTATTGCGTTTGAGTATACTGCCAACTGATTTTCATCAATAGCTTTTAGGTAGTAAGATTCAACAATACTTGGAGGAGTACCTGTACGGATTACACTAGTAATCGCTCCATTTTCGTCAATCGTGTTTACTGACATTCTCAAGTCATTAGCAGGTGAAGTGCCGCCAGGAATCTGATTACCAGTGATTAATAATTCGTTTCCTATTGCGTAACCTTCGCCACCAGAGATGATGTACGTAGTATATCCACCAAGTATGTAACCAACTGCAATATCTTCATCATATGTTGGATATTGCGTCAATGTTGTGGTGGTTAGAGGCGCTGCGTCGAGTAATGATACTGCACTGCCACCCCTGGTGGCAGAAACTTTTACATAAACTTCACCAGTTGCGGACATTGTGCCACTTTGACTTGTCAACGATACTGCACTGCCACCTCTGTTCTGTGATATAGTGAATGTGGTATCTGATATTACATTCTTCACAAAATACTCAACACCGATGACGATTCCACCAAGAGATTGACCGCCAAATTGTATAGGCATGCCCTCATAGATAAAGCTGGTATCATCACATGTCAAAATGTTTCCACTGCTTGAAGTGCTAGTTACCGTGATTGATGTAATATCATATTCTGTCACATAGTAGGTAGTACCTGTAGTTAGGTTGCCAATATTAGTATCAACACGAACAGGCATGTTTACATACACTTGATACAAATTGCCTAATTTTCTTTCGTCCAATAACACGCGATTAACCACAGTTGTATAAGGTGTGCCAATAGTTTGTGTTACTGCTTTACTGAATAGATTAGAATAACCTGTTTCTTCAGTTGATGTATAATATGTTGACGTTTTGTACAACGTAAACTCTTGGCCAGTAATCTGTCCAGGACTTATAGGCAAGTTGATTTCAGCATTCACTGAACCAGTTGCGTCTTCTAACTGTAACACATCTTTTTGGTTAACTATCAATCCATCTACCGTGTCAGATGACGTTAATTGAATAGCTGTGCTATTTGGAGCAAGAGAAACGGTGAAGTGTGACGCACCAATAATGCTTGCAACATAGTATACTGTATTTGGATGCAGAGCGCCGCCGAAAGTACTTGTATTTGAAATTACATTTCCGCTGCTATCCAGCATGTTGGTGAATATTACCGGGTCGTTGACGTTGAAGTTGACATTGTTGCCAGTAACAACGCAATTAGGGAAAGTAGAATCAGTGTATGCTAATGTCCCATATATAGGTGTCTGTACAGGAGTTTGCTGTGTTGACACAGTGAACGTTTGATCGTCGATGATGGTTGTGACGTAATATATTTCGTTTTCTACCATGCCACCGAAGGTGTTACCAACGAAGAACATCATCATTCCTATATAGAAGCCTTGTGTGCCACCAAATCCAGTGGAGCTAATAGGAATAGTAATTGAGTTGTTACTTGCGGTTGTCTGGATTGCTTTTCTAATACCAGGATAATCAACAGTCAATATTGCCTGTTCTGTCACTTCTCCTGGATATGCAGTTAGACCAGCTGCTGGCACTGTGCCAGCAGTCAATGGCATAATCGTTCCAGCAATCGCATTGTCATAGCTAGTTGCCAACTTGAATCCAGTTGACTGGCCAGCGATTGTTACAAGTTCAGCCACATAATATGTTACGCTGTCAGCGATGTTGCCGAATGCGGCTCCTTCGAATTTAATTGGCATGCCAACATAGAAACCAATAGTAGAACCAACCGTACCCTGTATAGGTGCGCCGCCGGCACTGATATCGATCTGTACTGTATTTGGATATAGGGAATCGCCACTACCGTATGTTCTTAGAACTGTTCTTGTTCTGCTTGACCATTTTAGTGTTTCTACGTTTTCTACATTCAAAATCTCAAATGTCGCACCTGATGCACTGGACAATATTAGATTAATATCAGGCTGAGTGCTTTGTAACTGAATACCAGTACTTGCTCCAACTGCCTCGTAATTAAACTTACCAGCATAGAATGATCCATAGAATCCTCCTGATTTCCAATCAGTTAATTCGGATCTGTATGATGTTCTATCAAACTTGAGAGAAATGATATTTTCACGTACCGGACTTGCATTGGTAATGCAAGTTGCTATTGCGCCTACTGACAGAGTTTGAGAGCCGTCTCCGGTGTCGTGGAATATTATTCTATTTTGATCTAGTATACAGTCTCTATAGGTAGAGTATAGAGCAATGTTGACCAATGGTGTGGTTTCTAAAACGTTGACATAGTAATATTGGCCTGATAGCAATCCGCCAACTGCCGTTGCTGATGTGGCATAAGTTACTATATCGCCGGTTTGCAACAAGTTTACACTTAGTTGAATAGTGTTGTGTAGCAAGCCAACATCTGCGTCAGTAAAGTTCAAGGTGAATGCTGGATCAATAACAATTTTTGGCAATGCAGAATATCCTGCGCCTGGATTAATTACAGTAACGCTTTCAACTGAATCGATTCCCATTACAGGTGTCAATACTGCCTCAGTAGTCGGTGCAGGGAAAACAGTCGTATCAATGTATGCAGTGATCTTTGGTGGTTCAGAGTATCCTCTGCCTCCGTACAAGATTACTACCGCTGGCAAATCGATATAAATCTTTTCGCCAGGAATATGGTTGGACACCGGGGTGCCATTGAATCCTCTAGTCAATCCTGAAATGACATTGTATGCACGATCAACGTTTGAATACGCAATCTGTTCCTCGCCGATTCTAATTACACCGTTTATTGGGAAACCACTAGCGTTGTCAACTGCGATTGCGGTTGTGTTCAACGCAAGGTAGCTTGCCAAGTTTGTGATATACACATTATCTTGACCAGATATACTTACACCATGATTCTTGAACCATTGGTTGTATAGATTACTTTGCCAAATTGGATCGGATGGCAAGAACTCATTATTCTGAGTAGGAGTTGTATATACCAACTGCGGAGCAATGTATTGCTGTTGCGTGGTAGAATAAGTGGCAGGAACGTCGAAGTCCGTGATATCTCCCTCGAACACATCTGTTCCGGTGTATTTGAAGACGAAATCCTTAATCACAACGTGATATGGTTTCACTTCGTTCAAGTAACCAGACAAGAACGCTTGGTTGTCACTTTGATACACACGAAGTGGCAACAACTCACGAATGGTATGACTTACGTCGATGAATGAAGTCTTGTTTAGCCATGGCAAGAAGTTTTGGTTCTCGATAGTTTCGCTTTCAATATATGCGAACAAGAGAATCAACAACTCGTTTCTGTATATCATCAATTCTTGTGGAATTTCTTCACATAATGCTCGAATGATGTAGCGAGTTTGCTCACTTGGGAAATCGTCATATGGTGCAGTATCAAAGAAGTTGTCACCGAAGCCAGTGTGCGCAGAAGAGTAATCATAAAGTGCATTGCTCAACTGAATTGTACCATACTGTAGGCCGATGCGAGACCAAGATAGATCATCGTTTCTAATATATGTTTCCTGGAAGCCGGCGCCGTTCGCTAGAACCAATGCTATTGTTCCTGCTGGTACCGTCAATGTTGATAGGTCTGCATATATTGGAACTTGAACACTTGCTCTGGTGTTATTGCTGTAGCCTGGAGCCCACCAGTTCACGTTATTGACATAATCGCTAACTTGATAGAACGGCTGACCAGTTGATGGATTAATAGGACCAACTTTGTACAAGAACTTGCTGTCCGCAATCTCATTGAATGGATATTTAATCAATATCTCATTTGCACGAATGATCAAATCTTGCAATGCGCCAAGTCTATCATAGAAGAAGCTTTGTCTAGGTCTTGTCTGAACTCCACTCTGAACTGGCAATGGTAGCATTGGATCAGGAACAACAGAGCCAGAACGATCTAAACCAGCCAAGCTGTCCAACATCTTTTCATACAATGATGATGGTTCATTGGTTGGAGATTCTTTTGGCAATCCTGGCAAGAAATCATCCGCAGAATTTGTTTTCACCAATTGATACTGTGAGTGTTGTAGTGTCTCACCGCTGTTTACGGAGTAACCAACATGGAATACTGAATCGTTGTTATTGATATATTCCAACGAGTTGTATAGAGAGAATGCACTTGGTGATACTGGAGCAAAATAACTAATGCCACTGCTCTGAGGATTAGATATGTAAGTCTCAATAATAGTATCGCTTAGTGTCTTTCCAGTCTTGTCGTAAATCACGTTGGTGTTACGTGCCCAGAAATAGTATACAGGAGACACTGTACCAGTTTGATTTGGAACATACTCGATCACATATGAATCGATATCAAATGGTGTTCCTGGACCCTGATATAATGCCGGCACTGTATTACTTGCAACAAAACTATAAACAGCAACATCGCTGCCAGGGAATACTTTACCCCACCATTTGTTATTGTAATTGTGATCTTGTTGGTGATAGTTTACAAAACGAGTGTTCGAAGTGTTAAACCATAGTTGACCAACGTTCTTGGCACCCCATACCTTTCCAGACTGTGTTGCAGTTGGATTGTTGTAGCTTGCTGGATCCACATTCGAGATGTAGTTTAGATTTTGTCGAACCGCACCAAGTAACTTGCCTTGTAGTGGATCAATATAATCTAAGTTGACCAATGTGTTGTTTGTACTTGCGCTGTATATTTGTGCGTTTTGAATCTTATCAATGTCGACCACTGCACCTGATTCACGCAATACGCTCCAATCCACTGCACCTGTTGTGTTTTCATAAATGGTAACTAGACCGTTCGTGACACTAGGCTTAAATCCAGGTGTGCCGACTATCACAGTTGAGCTATTAAAATCTAGCGCAGTGCCATAGTATGGCTGTTGACCATATTCTAATTTATGACTGTTTACACTCTGTGCGTACACGAAGCTGCCTGAATTTGACAGTGTTTCGTTGAAGTTTGACAAGTAATCAAACATATAAACTGCGCCAGCATTAACGAAGGTGTCTAACCATGCAGTTGTGTTGTTATCAAACACAGTATCGTTGTCTGTACCATCGTCTGTGAAATCAAACGTGGTGGCAGTGTATCTGTTGCCTGTTCTTGCACTAGTTACGAATGAATCTCTATCATTGAATTTTACAGTGTATCCAAACTGAGAATGTAGTTCGTTGTGTGGACACACGATAGTTTGTGTGCCAGTGTACAATGATATACCTAGTTCTGACAGAGTTGCACTATCGGTAACTTGTAGTGTTAATTTTCTATTTGGGATTGCTAGTGAATTATTGATCAAGCCAATCACCAGCATGTTGTTGGATGCTGTTGCTACGATGTTTGTAATCTTAGCTTGATTGATTTGATCTGCAATTTGACTTGCGTTACCAGCAGACAACGTTACTGCATAGCCGTTCAGTAGTATAACTCTTGCTGTTGTCACATTGGTTTCACTTGTGCCAATGATCATGCCATATTTGTTGCCACCATTGGTGAATCTAAACACTGCACCTTCTTGATTAGCATCATGTGTTAAATCAAGTGCAAACGGTGCACCAACGATAATTTCACTTGCATACAAGTTGGCATCAACTGCCTGACCAAACTGCTCTCCGACGTTGTAATCGGTTTGAGAATCCAATGTTTGAGTTGCGACAACTGAGTTCGTGCCAACAGTTACTATATCTCCAGCAGTTAATGGGTAGTAGACATTAAGAGTGAAGTCAATCATAGCGTATTGACTATCTTGCAATAATGTTCCATTCACATTGACATATATATTTTCTTTTTGGAACACACATGACATGCTGCCAGTATCTGTTGCCAGTGTTAATACTGGGCCACCGCGAGTTTTGCTAATCTTAAATTTATTTGCTTGCGCGTCTACTACGTAATATACTTTGTTTGCCTGTATTGCACCAGCAGACAATAACGTGCCTGTAAATACAACTGGATCTCCAACGCTGACAAACCCAGTGATTGCGCCGGTCATGATGTAATCAGCTTGTCCAACTGGTGATGTTGCGGTTGCAGTCGCGGTGAACGTGGCAGGAGTAACTGCCATTCCGAACGTTTGAGGTACACTATTTAAGCTGTTATATTGAGCCTCGAATGACTGTACTACTCTGTTAAATGTATACGCAAATCCAACGTCAGTTATAGTAGCGGTATCTTGTTTTGGTGCACCAACAACGAATGTCTCACCATAGTAGTCAGTCGCAACTGAACTACCATACTTACTTCCTGTAACACCTGTGCCAACATTTGAAGTACGCTTGAAAGTTACGTCGGTTGCAGTACCTGTGCCAGTGCCAGTTGCGGCCGCAATAAACATGTCACCCACAGAATATGTAACATCTGTTGTACCCGCGATTGTGTTCCAATCAGTGTTGCCCAATGAAGTTATTTGATAGGTGTTGCCTACTGTAATTGTAGAAACATCTGCAACTGCGATTGCGGAACGTCTGAATCTATACACACTGTCTGCATCAGGATCGCCTATTAGCAACCAATTCTTGTCTCCTGAAATGCTAGTAGGACCATAAGTTGTTGCTCCCAATACACTGATAGTTTGAACTAGATTCAACTTGTCATACATTGTATTGGACAGAAGTTGGTATATATAAACATGACCACTAGACTCGCTAATAACGAATAAGTCATCAGCATATGAAATATATGAACCGAAAGTAGCAGATTGCGTTAGTGTCTGTCTTAAGTCGTATTCGCCTGTTGTGGTATTGTATGTATAGCGATATACTTGGCCTAGGCCACTATCGCCTATCAAGTAACCAAGTTTGTCAGAGTGGGCAACAGAAGAACCAAAGCTTACTGAATTGGTCTTGGATGTGTCTGACTTGAATTGATAGTTAATTGTCTTTTCATACGTTGCCCAAGAACCAGTGTTGTTTGTATCTACCCAAACTTTATTACGAATGAATTCACTGGACAATAATGGCAAGCTTGCGATATCTGATGGTTGATCAACACGTTGTGACTGGAACATAAAGCCAACACCAAGTCCTGCAACACGTGTTACCGTTGGACTTAATGTTAGGTTGATGATTACCTTGTATGGGCTTACAATCGCTGCAACAATGTAGTAGCCATCGATTGCTGTATTGAAGTTAACGATGGCAAACGGCTGATACTGTGACAATGATTGTGCTTCACTGAACGTAATAGTAACTGTGCCGTTTAGATTGTTTTGTGCAGAAATGATCGATCCTAAACTGACAGGAGTATAGACCTGCCATGTTTGAAGGTAATTAGCCAACCATACGTAATCTCTAACGTACAATTCATTCAATGGAACAACTGTGCCATCCTTATCTACCGCAGTAGGTAAACCAGAATAGTAGTAGCTTGCCATCTTAACGTCATTGTAGTTAACGTACCCGGCGCTAGGATATAGAGTAGATGGTGTATCAACTGGAATAGTTTCCAACACATTTGGATCAGTGATCGGACGTTGATAATTGTAGATTGAATACAATGGAACTTCCATATCAGCATTGATGTGGTTATAACCGTTGGTTAACGCCACTGTTGATGGGTTGTTGATCAATGCTGTTTCGCTTAACTTGATATCAACAAAGTTATTGTTTAATACTCCACCAAACTCTCCGATGCGAATTGCCCAGTTTTCATAGATATCATAATCAATTCCACCTTGTGGCAATGTTGCGCCCTTGAACGCACTAGCTGCGTTTAGGGTACCCTTGTTTTTGATCATGTTCTGATATACATTAACCTGAGTAATGTCTGTTAAATCAGCAATCGCCATGTAGTCACGTGGACGATAACCAATCAAACTGAAGCTCAATAGATCGGCATCATTCTTCAAGTTAGCTTGATTGACATCATAGTACAATGTTGCTTCATAGCTATTTGTGCTAGAGTTTGGTAGCAATCCAACTTGAATTTCATCATAGTTAGTTTGTTGCCACTTGGCTTCATCAAAGGTTGCACTTGGTTGAACAATTGCTATTGCTGACCAGAATCTGTTTTTATACTTTACTATAGCACCCTTGGTGTACTTTAGAGTTGGATCCCAATCTACCACGTTGTCTTGATTTAAGATGAAGCCTTGTGCATCCATCGTGCCATTCCACTCAGCAGACTTGGTACCTCTTAGATAAATTCGAATCTGGCGAAGACCTGTGATCAAGTTGTAAATTGTGTCGTTGAACAATGTTGTATTGTCAAACACAATACCATGTTCAATGCTGCTTAGATTGAATTGACCATATGCAACAGTGTCTCCTGGGTTTAGTGGTTTAACCACGAAACTGGTACCGTCACGCACAGTTGATAGGTGAGTTGGACCTATTGGCATCAAGTTCTGGTTCAACACAAAATTTTGACGACCAACAGTCATTGGTTGTACAATGTTGCTTTCTTTATCGATTGCAAGTAATGATGCTGCAGGATTCAACTGAATAATACTACCAACTGACCATCCCATTTGTGCCCAGTACAAGAACTCAACTGCCATTTGCTGCCAGTCAATCAACATTCCATTTTGAATGTCGTTGAATATCATGCCTTGACGAACCAAATGATCGCCATAGCTAGCCAAGAATTGAGCTACTTCCTGTGGGGTGTACATCACTGTGCCATAAGGCACGATTACTGTTTCGTTGTAGTAGTCATTAAACAGTTTGACTTTGATGTTTTCTACTTCGAGATTGGTAACGTTTACGTTGGCCTTTGGAACTGATATAGTAAAGTATGCTTGCGTCTGACTGTTGCCGTAGACTCTATAGCCTTCAGGAGTAACTTGTACTACTACGCCAGAATAAACGATCCTGTCGGAAGGCTGATTATCATACAACAATACAGAATAGCTTTCATCTGGAATCAACAACGAAGAATTGGTACTGTTAGGTGTACCTTTTTCAACATAGAAATTCAATTGTTGTTTATCACTGAAACCGGCAAGTCTGTAAACTAAACGAACATCCAAGTGTGTCAACAATGTTGACATATCGCTAGTAGCATTAATACCAACTTGTTTTTGATAGTCCACGATCCAGTTGATATAACTGGTAACAGGAGTACCATCGCCGTACACTGAAATATCAGCCGGTGTTATGTGGCTGCGATTGTTTATTAGATACTGATTGAACTCCGCATTGTACTTGTAGTTATCAACATCGACTGCCAAATTGTAGAATTTTGCAGGCTTCATCAATGATAGAATACGCATCAACGCAAATGGCCATGAACTTGAACGTCTGAACGCAAATTCCGCAGGGCCAGTGTCGCCAACAATCCAGTCTTTCTGGAAGCTAAGACCATTGTAGCTTCCTAGTAATGATTCAAATGGACTTAGTAAGTTACCTGATTCGTCAACAGGAATTACTTGAAGTAGACCAGGACGAACACATTCTGGTATTACCACTGGGTTACCATTGTTGTAATCTATACCATTCTGTAGGTCAGTCCATAAAATAGAGTTGTCGCTTGTGTATGGTGCTGCACCATAACGACTAGTCCACCAGCTAGGCATATTGCGATAGCCGATCATTTCCCATGGAGTAGTGTTCGGTGTTGAAGTATCGTAGAAGTATTGATATATACCTCTCCAGTATCCGATGTTTAGTGGATCTGAATTTAGTTTATTTCCATTGTCTCGATAGTTATATGTGAACTGATCGTTTCTGTTGTATATCTGTGGCTTATAGTTGATTCTGTTTTGACCAACCCAGTTCAAGAAACTTTCAGAATATATTTGCAACCATTCATCATATGAATAATCTGTTGTTCTAAAGAATCCAGGAACAACTTCATAAGCTTGTATTGGAATAGTATTGCTTAGTTTCAAGTTGTTATAAATGCGAGTTTCAAACTCTAACAGTGCTTGGTCTCGATAGTCGCTTAATTGCGCAGTTGAAGGGTCATATTCGCCATATAGTTTAGTGTATGAACCATCGTGTCCTACGATAAAATATGTAGGCAATTGATAGTCAGCGTCTAATACTACGCCTGGAATAGTAGCTGGATACAATCCTAGTTTTGTAGGTGTATTTGGTACATAAGAACCATATGTCTGATTGTACTCGTTGATAGTAATCACATCATTTGGCAACAATTCAATTGTCACTGTCAATGAAGGTGAATCCGTGCTTACTGTATAATCTTGATTTCTTATCAACTGCTTAACAGAAGTAATACCATTAGTTGTTCTAGTTAAGTACACTAATACACTGCTGTAATTGGCTTGTGTGAAGTCATATATTGCACTCAATGGATAGATAGAAACATCTAAACTGTTTGCAAAACTATATGAAGTCGTATTGTATACGGTGCCTCCTGGTAGCATATCTGACCAGAAGAATGGACCAGTACTTGTCTTAGTGGCAGTAATTTGTGCAGTTGCCATGTCCAAGATTTGCGCTGGAGTATATATTGCATCGTATGCAGTGTTGTTAATTGTTGAAATCAACAATGTCTTATACGTAATGTATTGATTATCATTGTATTGCAATGAATTGATCAAGTCGGCATTCTGTTTGCGTAAGAATGCGCCTGGTAATACCAAGCTGGCGCTGTTTTGAACAATAGCGTTGCCCCATGGCACCATGTTGCCCAAATCTCGGTAGTTGTTCGCGCCAAATACCTCACCAACTGTGTCTGGATTATTGTAGAATATACTTTGATATTGACCGCGAATATCACCAACGTTGGCAGTAGTTAAATTTTCATTTAATGGATTGTTGTTTAAGTTGGTAGGTATTTGATAGTATGCAGTAGCGCTTACCTCATCGCTGAACAATAAGATTTGAACAGGAGTAGTATCAGCCAATACGATGTTCGAATTGAAAGTAACTATAGTTTTTCCGTCTACCACTGTATAGGTATAGTTAGATTTTGTCTGAAATACGTTATTGATGAATACTTGAATCAAAGGCCACTCTGTCTTCGTAGTAGAAGAAAGTGGAACATCACACGTAAATGAATTCGTTGTATTGGTAGATGCATTGTACTCAAAATCAAAAATTTGATATTGAATGCTTGGACTTACCGCTGTCTGCCATCCTAGTTGACGAGCAAATACATCACGTGCTGGATATATGTAAACATAACCAGTGTTGACTTTTTCAGTAACTGGAGTAGTGCCAGTGACATAGTTAAACGTGTCAGAGTTTAATGTAACATCAAAGCTAATGTCACCTACGTTATTGATTGAACTATATGCGATAGGGAATCCAAGAATTGTGTCTATCGCACCAGTTCCTTTACCATATGAGAATAATGTTGTTCCCTTAAATGAGGAGCTGGTATATACTGACTTGTCACCAAAGCTAATTCCATTAGCGTCGAATATATCGAAATAAGGAGCCTGGTTGATTGTAGTTTTTGTTTGTGCTTGGATCCAGTTTGTGCCATTATAGTAGAAACTATAACCAGCATAGTTATAACCTCTAAACACGACACTTACATCATCAGCCAATACGTTGCCATCGTCGGCAACAGTAAGTGTTATTACCGGCGCACCAGATGGACTAATAGATGATAGACCAACTGTATAAATCTTGTTACGCACGTTTATATCACTATCATTAGCGAATACAATTCTTGCGCCAGTGAATAGTTGATAATTATCTAGCGTAGTATTCGCGGTTGATACTGAGGCATTTGTTCTAGTGCCAAATACAATGTCAGTTGTCCATGCAACTGTTATGGTTGTGGTTGTTGGAGTGGACAACACATCGGTAACAACGGTGTTTATTGGCAATACTTTTACTGTATCAGGATCAATATATAAATCCTGAATGTACTGTCCGACCTTTATTGTACCAAATAAGCTGTTGGTATCTACCACAATGGTAGTGCTTCTTGGATGTAGTGTCGCAGTAGTAGATGACACATCGTATGTTAGAGAAATAGCTGCTGCACTATTAGTTGTGGCAGCTACTTGGAATATAGTATCACTAATTACGGAGTAAATGTAGTATGTTTGACCGGCAACTAGACCACCTATATCAGCGTCGAATACGATTGGGTCATTTAAGTTGAATGCACTGGTATTACCAGATGCCAATGTGATTAAATCGTTAAAATCAGTTGTGCTGCCAATTTGTATTCCTGTGATTAAACCGGATACTCCATTAATGGTTGCAGAATAGCTAGTGTATGACGCGGTATCAGGATAGTATTGTCTATGTCCAGCAACGTCAGTAAACGCATCAGTAGTACGAGTGTCGATAAAGTCTATTGGTGCTTTGCCATATATTCCAGAATTGAATAACTTAATATCTGGATAGAATTCGATAATAGGTCTTTTTGCCTTGTTATCTTTTGTTGCATACGTGGTAACAATAGAAGGATTCTGATTGTAGTTTGCAGTTGCATTGATAACGTCGATGTGGAACCAACGGTTGCTACGTGACCATGCATTTCTATCTATGCTATTACGTGCGATAGTGATGTAATCTGGTGTAACTGGAATATACAATCCAGAGTCATAGTTGCCAACGTCATACGGGGTAGTATCATACGGAATGTATGTGGCGCCCGAACTTAGTTCTGGCACGACAAGATCAGTAGTCAACAATAGTTGAATCCCAGTTCCAACGCCTTGAACGTAGTATTCATTGCCAATATAGCTGCTAGGCACTACATTGTTCTCGAATTGGATCTTCAAGCCATTAGTGAATTTTACACCATTGCCAGAAGTATATTGCAACTTGCCTAAGATATCAGTTTCAACGTTGATTATGTTTGTTACGTTGCTTTCTACTAGTTTGATGACTCCAACTTTGTTTGGGTTCGAACCGTCCTGATAGTACAAAGTATCAAGTGGAGCACTGATGTAGGGAATAATCTGTATTAACCCAGAGTTGTTTTTGTAGAAACTGTGGCCGCCATATTGCTTGCCATAATTGGCAGTAATTTTTTGATTGATCGGCACACCACTGGTAGGTATTAAATTGATAGTTGGGTTAGATGGATCTCCAACATAACTTATCGTATAGAAATTCGCGTTGATTTCTGTGTAGAATCCACCCTCAAAGTTGTTGTCATATACATCGCTACCTGGGAAATTCACCTCGCCATATGCAACTCCACCGTCTTGGTCATAGGTTGTTGTGTCATAGAATTTGTTGATGTAACCGTATGCATTGGTGTCGCCAGTGTTATAGAACATCACAGTTAAACCAGCAAGTGATGTTACTCCATCAATGTCGCCAACATCGCTCAATAGAGCGCCTTGAATGCTGCTAAATGGAATGTCACAAACTAAGTCAACTGGGTTTTCGCCTGGGAAATTGTAGTTTTCTTGTGCATTTTTATCAGGCACAATGAATGTCACCACACCTTGATTCGTGCCGTTATTGTATACTCCGTACACATCGCGAGTCTGAACGTTTGGCTGAGTTGGACTATATCCAGTCACACCTGGCGCGCCTTGAATCCAGAACTGAGTTCCTTGATTAACCGCGAATGTATACGTACCACCTCGTAATAGTGTTAGTGTTGGATTAACACCACTAGAAGAGCCAATTCCGGCGATTTGATAGCCGTTTGCTAAATCAGTTACGATATACTCAGATGTTTGGTATACAGTGTCTGAACCTACACTTACCGCTGGCAAACCACTAGGCAACCAGTAGTACTGACTAAAGTTAATCAATGGATCTAGGTTAGTAAAACTGTCCCAAGAATAGAACTGACTTTCGTACAGTCTGTTATTGTTGTTTGTTATGCCGCCCTTTACACCAATCGTGTCATTGATGCCAGGATAGCTAATGAAATCACTAGCTGTTGTTTCATTTGATTTCGTAAATACGACACCAGGATCTAATTGATAATTTCTTCTAGTTGCTGTTGGTTCAGTAACATAATGATCATTTGCATTAATTCCATAACCAAATTTACTACCAATATACCCCTGAATCTTTTGCAGATTAGGTTGATCAACGATCTGGTCTAACGAAGCCTGTAAGAACTGACTGTTAGTAGGTGTTTGGAAAACTTCCGGAAGAAAATTTAACGTTCTGATTCTAGTTGCCATCTTTTTAAAATCTCAATTGTTATTATATACTTATCATTAATAAAATCATGCAATTTGTAGTTCTGCTGGAGTTAGCGCAGTAATAATCACTACGTCATTCGCAGTTGCAGCATTTACAAAAATTTCATACGGCATGGAACGTATTTCATATAGATCACCAAACTTCATGGTAGGATCGTTGGGCACCAGCACGGCAGAACTAATAAGATCGCCGTTTTGGCTATGTAGATAGGCACTCAATTCACTGAAATAGAATGTATCTCCAAAGTTCCAGTTATTGATGGCAAAATAGCTGTTCATGGAAGACAATACCGCACTACGAATCTCGCTATCACTTGCACTTGTGCTAGCATTTTTAATAACTTTGATAGTTGCGCGAAGATTTGGTGCTGCCTTTGGACCAAACAGTGGCTTAAATACCACGCTATTTAATATGACTGCATCAGTCAACATTTTGTAGTCTTGAATCTTAGGATATTCATTTGCCAATTGATCCACTGTAGGTCTTGTAGGCTCAGGAATAAGATTTGTTGAATCTTGAATATAATTCTGATATGCGGTGTAATATGCTTGTTCGACCACGTATAAATCGATTATGTTTGTCACGACAGGATCAATACGAGTGGTGTTATCACTGTTGTGTCTGTATTGGAATTGCAGTCCTTGGCGACCAGGCTTCATTGAAAATTCTGGCTCAGTGCCAATCATTGGCTCAAAAACCAAATAATTAATAGCAACTGACGATGGATCCTGCATTGTAGAATAGAACGTATTCTCTGCGTATGCATAGAAAATCTGACCTACTGGATACTGATATTTTGAAACTTCGATTTGTGTTTTATTTGGGTACGCATAAACAACATTCGCAGTTGGAAAAATCTGATATCTAGTTAGATTAATAGCATCTTGAATCAACTGGAAGAATGTGTATATTCCAAAATTAGTCGCACCAGTTTGATATCCTGTGACAGTCTGGAAGAAATCAGGATCAGCTATGATGACGTTGTTGTTTACATTAATGCTGCTGATTTCAATCGCATAATCGTCCACGTATCCGTCACTCTCGATAGTCTGACCAACCACATATGTTTGAACTGGAATAGCAAGAGGATAATTATTGTTGTACTGGGTGTTTGTTGCCAATACCTTGACGTAATCTTGAATGTTCTTGCCACTATATGGGTCATAAATCATTCTATTTCCGTTGAACGTAAATCTAGTATCAGATACACTGCCGAAATAATATGCTAAACTTCTGTATGTTATAGTGTATGCATTCGTCCCAACAGATTCAAAGTTTACAAACCAGGAAGAAGTATTGTAAATGTCCACCGACCATCTTGCTTGTGCAATTGACAAGCTATTGTCAAACACCAAGCTGAAATTTTGATTCAATTCCATTCTAGTGCGAATTTCTTGAATTACAGCACTTGGCAAAGTATTTCCGAAACAAGGAATTACTTGAGTTAGAATTGCGCCTTGCGGAACAAACCCATTCAACGTAACAGGACCCTGACCATTAGTGAACTGACCTAATCCATTGTTGTATCCATCTCCTATAACATTCAATACAGTTGTCCATATGCTTGTTATATTCGATGGGCCGGCAACGCCAGGAACTAAACGATTGTTTGCATCAAAATAGTAACCTGCTGGTGCAGAAAACTTTAGCATTGCTCCCTTAGTCACGTACATTAGATTGTGCGTGTTGTATGTACCAATAGACACTGGCACTGATATTGTTCCTTGAAGATTGTAGAAGTAACCAGTATCACTGTTTGCGTCAACTGTGCTTAAGTTCCAGTATACTGTTCCATCTCCACTTGCGGCGTTAACGCTATATCTAGGGTAGTTTGCAAGATAATATTGATTTGCCCTTGTACCTTCCAATTCTGCTGCCAATTGATTCGATACATATGACAATATATCATTGCTGTTGTTGAAGGTAATGCTATCATATCCATTGGAAGTGTCTAGATACATTGCTCCGTCGTTCGCATAGCAATCTGTGCTAGAATATTTGCCGGTAGGATCCAACAAATCTAAGTTTTTCGAAACGCCAACAGAGCTACGATTGATAGCTTTACTCTTGATGATTGAACTGTACAGCGTGTATGGGAAGTTGTTATAGTCTTCGCCATTGACCATACGGTTCTGAGTATAGTAACGAGTTGGTGCACGTTGCTTAATGCTAGACAAACTTTCACGTGCTAACGCATTTGATACAGGAACCTGCAAACTCAAACCGAGAGTTAGAGTCTCCTGGCGACCATAACGACTAATGTAGCTGAAACTCACGTTTAACCCCTGCATTTCAACAGGATCAATCGTGTATGTCAAAGCATTTCCAGCGCGAACATATGCACGGAACGTTCCCACTGGAATCTCACTAAACACACCGTCGCCAAACACATAGCTAACTTGATCATTGAATCGCGAATTTACAGAGAAAATCTTCTTAATGCTAGATTGTGTTTGTAGATATGCATTTGCATAGATGTTTTCAACTTGTTTCCACAACGTGCCCGGTGCGGCAGTATTGTTATTATTCAATTGATACAGCCAAGTATCGGTGTTGTTGATACCTTGGATATCAATGTCAATTACTTGGTTGCTTATTTGTTGTTGCAGCGTGAAATCGTAGTTTTGTAATGAACCCTGCTTGAAATAGCAGAAGAATCCAGTGTTTGGACTGCCATAACCCAGTTGATCGTTTCTGTACAATAGGTTAAAGACTCCACTTGGAGCAGGTGGAATTTCATACAAGCTGTCTGAGTCCACACTGGACATGCTTGTCAATTCAAAATTCATGTTAGTGCCATCAACACTGGAAGTAAATGGCACAATTGGCAATGCAGTGTTCGGAATGTTTATTCCATACTCAGACGTTTTCACACCTAAAATATTAGTGGTGTTGCCTGGTTTACCGATAGATTGACTGTTAATAAGAGTTGCATTAACAATCGTATTGAATTGTTCTAGCCAGTTTGGGTTAGCAGGATCATTCCAGAAGATAGGAGTATTTCCTAGATTGAAACCATTCAAGTCATCAATGTTTTGAGTAGTTTGAATGCTTGTTACTTTGATATAGCCCTGGCCGGTCAAGTTGCGCTTAGGAGTATAAGAGACCAGGTTAGCTAGCTTGATGACAGAATCGCGGCGCTCGGCAGTATCAATGAAGTTTTCACGTGCGTTTAAGTCATTGCGGAACGCAAGACCTTGACCCATAAACGCGATAACGTCCAGCAAAGCAATGAACTCTGACGATTCTATGTAATCGTTGTATGTTTCTGGATAGTATACTTGTAAGTAATCGATGAAACTTTTACGCAGAGTTTCATAGTCGTAACTACGAAAATCCGATTGACGGAAAGTCTGATAAATCGCTTTCCAGTCTTGCACTCCAAAGATTGCTGATTGTCTTGAACTTGTGGCCATAGGTTTGATACTCTTATTTTAGTATTTATCAAACCTAAAAACCTGTATTTTATTGGATTGAAGCGGTATTTGTGCTGCTGTTAAAGAATAAATTTAGCATTTGTGCTTGGTTGAATGGACTAACTGCTAGTTCAATTTCCAACAAAATTCCATTATCCTGTGGATACGCATTGACTGTGTTCAATACTATTCTAGGATCTAAACTCGCAACTCTGCGAATCTCATCTTCCAGTTGAAATTGCACATCTCTGGTGTTTGGTTCGAAGACGAAATCCCACAGCGTTGTGCCATATTGTGGGCGCCCAGGCTTTTCGCCTTTCTTGATATTCAACGCATTGATAAAATCTCGAATTACCAGTGGCTGATCCACCAATCGATACTTCTTGCCAACGATAATTGGATTGACTGTACTACCTTGACCACCAAACGCACCCTGTGGTAGCGCGGTGGACTTAGGTTTGTTTGCGTTTATTGTGCTGAATCCTATGTAATTTGGCATAATTTAATTCCTGTCGTATTTATTTAGGCTTTGCCGCTAATAAAGTCTACCAGTGCATTTGATGCTTCGAGCCATTTAAGCTTTTCTGTTTTAAATTTTTCTCTCGCTTCTGCTATTCCAGGATCACCCTCAGGTAGATTGTTGATGGCATCTTGATATGCACTCTTAGCCGCCATTGCCACTGCAAATTGATCATCTGATTCTTTTTGCAACACTGCTTTTTTCTCTTGGTAT